TGGTTCTATAACTATGTCAAGAAGTTCATCGCAATCATTTACATCCACTATATCACAAACGACTTCAAATACTCCTGTGCCAAGTGTATCGGTGAGTACCAGCTTAACACAGACAACTTCAAATACTCCTACGCCAAGTATATCATTAACTACCAGCGCAACACAAACGACTTCAAATACTCCTGTGCCAAGTGTATCGGTAAGCACCAGCGCAACACAGACGACTTCAAATACTCCTGTGCCAAGTGTATCGGTAAGCACCAGTACAACACAAACAGGGTCAATTAGCGTATCAGCAAACCCTGTTCAATCCTTTTCCTTTTCTTCCTCTATAAGCAATACAGTCTCTCCTTCACCAGGCAAAACGGCAAGCCCGTCGTTGTCCTATACAAACAGTATATCAAATTCTCTATCAACCATTCCCACTCTTTCAATGTCTATATCAGTATTTGGCAGTTTTTCACCGTCCATTAGTAGTGGTATGAGTTTCTCCGGCACCCCAGGACCTAATTTATTCACAAATGCAAGCGCATCCTCTTCCTTGAATGCCACCGTTCCATTAGTTGCCGCTGCCGCTGCGGATAATTCCTCCCTTGGCATTATTCTTGGCGCGGTATCGCTGGGTTTGGTGGGTTTGATGGGTATAGTGATGGGAACAAATGCCATGCGGCGCAGTGGTGCGTTAAATTTCCTGGGTGCGCTGGGGGTCAAGACCCCGCCTGGAATTGCCACCGGCAGACCAAGAACAAAGGAGGAAATAGCGGCAGATGCCGCGGCGAAGACAACGGTTCTAGGCAGAATGGGTACTATGGTTACAGCCATAAAGGGACGATCGGCACAAATTACAAAACTTGTAGACTCACTGCCGGTACCGGATTCGGTCAAGAGTTTTGTACACGACCCTAAATCGGTACTACCCAAATCCGCACAGGATTTACTTGATACGGCACAAAACTCATTCGGTCAACCCAGCGAGCCAGCCGATTTAGAAAATACGCAGGCACCGACACCAAAGTCAATACTCAAGAAGGACTCGCGTGTAACCATTGCACCTACACCTACATTTTCGGATGATGTTATGCTAGATGGAGGCATACAACTAACAAATAGACAGCCACGCACACAAACGCAGGTACGCAGACCCGTGTACAACAATACAACAACGGATGACAGATACGACGATGTATATGACACCGATAACGTAGATAACCCATACGAAAACACACTGATTCGTCAACCCATGCAGTCATCCAGTTCTGTTAGAAATCCAGGTTCCTTTGGAACCCAAAGGGGATCCATACCTATCAAACCCAAAATACCAACACCCACTCTTCCTGAAGGTTGTAAGTGTGAGGCGTGTTTGGCAGCAAAGGCGGCGCATGAACCGCCACCACCGCAAGTATCAACGGCTGATGTGATGAAGCAGTTAGAGGATCTCAAAAAGTTTATGGTGGAGCAAATGAAGCCGGTGCCACCAGCAGCACCAACACCATCAGCAGCACCGGCACCAGCACCTGTAACTGTACATGTATCAACAACTGAGCCAGCCGAACGACTCCCTAAAATCGTATATCCTGAAAATAGCTGGAGCAATACACCGTCGTCTACAACTAATCCAGATCCCACATTCCTTAAGAAGACAACGCCGATTGTAGAGACACCAGCGGCACCAGCGGCACCAGATGCACCAGTTACGGAGGTAGTAGAGGCACCAAAGGTTGCCGAAGCATCAGTCACAGAAATAACAGAAGCACCAAAGGTCACCGAGGAAACTCAAGATCCGCCAAAGGCAACAATTGAAGTAAATGCGCACGAACTTGAAGAGATTCGTGCCCTTCTTGCCGAAAGGCAAAAAAAGATCATTTAATTGGTAATTAATGGCATTTCCAATAGGCAGGACCGTATTCTATAAAGAGTTCAGTGCCGGCAGGTATATCTACAAGCGAGTGAATAAATGCGCGCCCTGCCGCTTCATCCACCACAAACTCACAATTAATAACAAGCCGTCGCCCGTCTGTTCCATAATATGCATTTGGTGTAATATTTACCCAACGCCTTTTACGCCGAATAATCCGCCGAGCAATATAAGAACAATCATTAATCATTGCCATATAACAGCGCGGAAGTTCACGGGCGTCAATAAAACAGTCAGGGCGCACCTCTAGTGCGTAATTACTTGCACGATTTGATGAAATTACCTCACCGGTATATTCATCAATACATGAGCCGGCAGGAATAGTCTCGCGTGTAAACACACCTATACCTGCGTTAGGCACTTGGGAAGTCGCCAAGTAAAGTTGAAACGGTGAATTATAATAATATGGACCACAGATATTTTCGCACATGAAAGTAAGGATGGATACCCGCTTTTGGGGACCAAGTGGCTGGCGGCTAATTCACTTAATTGCGTTTGCTGCATCTACCCTTAACAAGCACTATCTTCATCAATTTTTCCAAAATCTACCGTATGCACTTCCCTGTAAGTTCTGCCGTGCGTCCCTTACAGAATATTACGCAAGCGACCCCATTCCAAAAGACCCTAAAGAGTTTGCGGAATGGTCGTATCGTATTCACAACCGCGTAAACGGCAAACTCCGCGAACAGAAACTGATTACCGGTAAAGATCCAAAGTGGCGCGACGTGAAACAGCGTTATGAGAAATGGATGCGTCAGTCATGTACACAGCGTGCAATGATTGGCTGGGATTTTCTTTATTCGGTTGCGTATACAACACCGTGCCACGATGTGACAAGCACACCGATACCAGGCGCACCGTCAAATCCAGCGACTCCCGAACTACGGAACCGTTGGAATACGATGACAATCGCCGAGCGCCTACCGAAACTCAAACTATGGTGGGAATCAATCCCCCATGTGCTCCCTTTTCCCGCCTGGAAAAAAGCGTGGCTCAAGACGGTTCCCCACATTCCCCAACTTGCCTGTGGTCGTAAAAAGGTTACAGAATGGCTGTACGACGCAGAAAAGGCAATGTGCGACGAACTCAAAGAGACCGCGCCCCATGATGATTTTGACGGGCTCTGTAATGAGTTGAATACATTTGCCAGCGGCTGCGGTAAAATCAAGACCACAAAAGTAAAAACCTGCCGCGCAAAAAAGACGCTCAAACGCAAAACGCTGGACCGTACACGCACCCGTAAATACGTTGCTACCGGTGGTTTCCTATAGTCCCTTTTTCTTTATAGAACCGCGGTGTGCCCAGCAGTGCATTGTGGATTGAATTGTTACCGTCTTACCGCATAATTTACCGTTCGCATGTATATAAGTACACTTATACACATACGTACAATCACCTAGTTTCTTTTTGTTAGACATCCAGGCGGCAGAGGCAGTATCAAAGAACTTAGCATCAAACTCCTGATTTCCTACCGTATTCATTCTTAAACATAGTACAGTCTGTTATAAGATTTCAATTTTCCACCGCCAATTCTGTAAGACGCTTCATAACGCTATCAGGGTAAACAATCCCCGGAAATTTTGCGATAAGCACCGCGCATGGAATATATCGGCGACGATCATCCTCCGATACACCTAGTGCTACCCATCGTGCTTCTAGCGTTTTTGCGCGACTCCAATCGGCAGTGGACCATGATGCATCGCCGTCGGGCACAAGAAAATAACGCGTAAGTTTGCCACCACGAGAAAGCATTTTCTATTCCTTATGTAAAGAATGGCTAACCTCTTTAAACTTTCGTACTTGCCGTATCTACTTGTGGCAATTGGTCTTGTACTCATTTTCCTCTGGGCGCGTAGCCGTGGTCCCATGAAGGAGGGTTTTGATGGAAGCACCGTAGTGGGCGCATCTGAGAACCCTTGGCGTTTCAATATGTACTACGTGGACTGGTGCCCGCACTGCCACCACGCCAAGCCCGAGTTTGAGAAGCTCGGCTCTACCATGACCATCGGCGGCAAGAAGGTGGAGTGCAATGCGATTGAGGCGGAGAAGAATCCCGAGGCGGTTCAGGGACTGAAGATTTCGGGTTATCCGACGTTTGTTCTGTATGATGCGGAGGGAAAGCTGGTGAAGGATTACGATGGTCCCCGTAAGGATGCGAGCTTCCGTTCTTTCCTTGAGGATAATGTGAATATGAATGCTCAGAGAATGAACTGAGCCAATCTTCGGCAACTTTCTTTCCAATAGAAGCAAGCATCTCAAAATCCGCTGATGTTAGTTTCATAAACCACGCAGGAAAAGGCAAATTTGGAAACCAAAGAATATTCTTTGGATAATATGTCTTTAATGCGTCTTTTTTCTTTGGTCCTTCAAAATGGATCATAGAAAAGATAAATTGAGAGATTGTTGCGGGGGTCTTCACATCTCCGTGATCAAATGTAAACCCGAGCGATTCTTTGCGATCGGCATGGCTAGGTACAAGCATCCATGGAAAGTTTGCGCCAACTGCACCGTCTACCCAAATATGCCCCGTATCTTCGTGTACATAAGGACGAAAGAAGAGTGGTAAACTCATACTTGCACGAATTGCATCTACAACACGCAAGGATGGATAGGTTTTTGCAGAACATAGAACAACGGTGTGAGTACTGAGATTGGATATAACAATTGTAAGACCTGGTATATCAGACATTTTGAAGTCTTTTGCGCCTGGTTTTATAAGTTCTAAAATACGTTCCACTTCCTCAACTAATGATATACCACTATCTAGACCCCATACCTTGTGGATAGCTAGTAGATTATTAATATCAACATCGCGAAATTTGATATAATCGGTTGTATGCATAAGCTCCCGTACTTTTTCCATACCACCGGAATCACTAAGTGCCATAAGAGTTGCTAAAAAAGCGCCCGCAGAGGTTCCCCAATACTCTTCTACGCGCTCCAATGCGCCCGCTTTTTCCAATAGTAATAATGCGTCAGCAAACACAATACAGCGTGTGCCACCTCCAGTAAAGACTAAGCGTTTAGGAAGAAACATCCTACTCGCCCCAGCGGAACAAAATTCAAAATAATTACGCATATAACATCAAGATGTCTTCGTCGTTGGTTCCGCCAATGCTTGTGCCGTCTTCCTTGTATACGGAAGAGGCAAAACGGGATAGCACAAGAATACGTATTTACAATATGGTTTTACAGCAGATTTATAATAAGATTAAGGCGATCGCGCGTATTCCCGGTAATGAAAAATCCCTATTTTATATCGTGCCTGAGTTTATTCCAGGAACCCCGCGATTTGATATAGGAGATGCGATTTTATATATTGTATGGAATCTACGAAATATAGGATATCAAGTACATTACACACACCCGAATTTATTATACATTACATGGAAGGCGCACGATGAAATATATAGGAAACACGAAAGCCCGATTAGTCAAGTCATGAATGCGGTACGTGGTGTCGCATCTGGATATAAGGTTCCCGTTCCCAAGCCGGCAATACATCCTACAGCGACGGCACCGATGCCCGAAGTTGTTAAGCGAAAAACACCAATTAAGAAAACGGTAGAATTCAAACCGGAAGCAGAAACAATACCAACGCCCATACCACCAATAACAAAGTCACTCGTGATGTCAGCAACCGGCGGAGCCGGATCAAGTATACCACGATTACCGGGACAGTTGTCTGAACGGCATGTATCGTTTGTATAATTTACCACCTCCAGCAGCAGCAATAATCATAGACGCCTGTGTTCCCTGCTTGACAAGAATGTCCAGGATTAAAATCAAGAACACGCCGCCGAGAACAAAGAGTAAAATCTCTAGCAGATTGGATTCCGACTTCGTGACTTCCATCTGCTCCAATTTATTGAACATTTGATCCAATTTTCGTTGTAAGTCGTCCAGGCGGGTATTGGCAGCCACTTCAGCGCCCTTCAAGTCTGCCTGTGTCTGTTCATTCTTTCCAATACGCTGCCAAAGAGTGGACTGACCGTCTAGCCACGGTGACGGAATAAGGGGCGCCTCATTTTCACGATGGGGTAACCGGTTCTTAATCCAGTCGGGAGTACCAGTATCATTAAAAGCGGTTGCCCAATCGGGTTCCAGTTTGTATACATTCTTATCTATAACGTCCTGCGCGGGATGCGGAAAGTAGTCCGCCGTTTCAAAGGCGTTCAGCATTTCGGAGTCACTGCTGCTTCTTGAATTTTCAGTGGGTGCTCCACCAAGAAGTTCACCTGGAGGTAAAGGGCGATGTGCGGGGCGATCCGGTTCAATCACCTGGGGCTCAGGCGGCGGTAAAACAGCACGGCGCTTCTTTCTTCGCTTCTTATCGGCGTCCAAGGCGAATAATGACGACGAATTTATAGGCGCCTGTTCGTCATTCCGGGACGTGTCCGTAAATGAACTAAAAGCTTCTGTTAATGAGCACATCTGCTCCTCCTTAAAAGGACCTTCGGTATTTTTTTCACTCTTTCGGCTGCGGCAGCCGACAAAGTTCCTATTCCATGATAAGGATGCGTGCCAGTCAATTAATATCTATCGGCTTATTTACAGCTGCCGTTGTGCTCACTCTTTATGCGTGGTCGGATCGTATACGAAGTGCAAACGGTGTTAGAGAAGGGTTTGACAATCCGGCGGATCCTTTGGCATTGCCCAAACCCGCGGAGTCAATAAGAGTACCCGATACACCGACAGATGCCGACGCGGTTGTAGCACATAAAATACTGTTACTCTATACGACACAAAACCTAGAAAATGGACTGCGATTTATAAAAGCTATTGGCAGACAGTTTTTTGAGCCGCCATTTTCTCTTAGAACAGACATCAACCCGTTAACGCTAACGAATAACTATATGAGCCCATTACAAATAGTATGAACCCGCCACCAGGTCCCGGTTTTCCATCTATGGGTCCCATTTGGCATCCTCCTATTGCTAGCAAGTGGATAGCCGTCATTGTTATTGTGTTCTTAGGAGCCGTTGCAAACCGTGTGCCTCACCGTCTTCGTTATTACATTATTCAACCGGCTGGCTTTTTCCTAGTGTCACTTGCCGGCATGGCGTGCTATTGGAAGGGATTTTATGCGGGAACATTTGCTATTTTCTTCTTTTTACTGTGCGTATGGTCGGCGGAGGCGCGCAGTCCTGAGGGTTTCCTTAACGCCTCCAATACGGTTGATTGGGTGACAAACTCTAAGAAGTGGTTTGTGGAGAAGGTACTCAAGGAGCAACCGATTGCCATTCAGGAGAAGGATGTCAGCACATTCCCCGTACAAGATTAAACACCACTCTTAATAAGATAATCCCCGGATGGATTACGGTACTATTGTAGCAGTAATACTTACAGTATTTCTACTATACTTTTCTTTGGACTTTGATAAGACGTATAGTTTTGGATTCCGCGACGCCGCACTTCACCCTGCTGCACGGTTTGCTGCAGGTCTTGCCTTAGCCTATGTTGCAGAGAAACATCAGTTGCTCGCCTCTGTATTATTGGTTATTGTCTTCTTTTGGATTGCCGACGTCAACCTAATGGCATCACACCCACTGTAAGAAGTACAGATTATCCAAATAAAATGGCATACCACTATTGGCAAGTGGCATTGCCGTATTTTATTCATAATGCCCTGCGGGCATTTTATGAATAAAATGGCATACCACCATAAGGATAAGTAATGCCGCGGCGTGCTACTAAGAAATCTGCCGGTAGTTGGATGACTCCGGTTAGTTGTATATCAGGACAACCTGGTCCGCATCCTATGCCGCCACCTTCTTTGCCGACATCATCAGTGAATCCTTATTTGCCACCGCCAAATATGCCGCCAACAATGGGCGGAAGTTGTATGATAGGACAACCTGGTCCTCATCCTATGTTGCCACCTTCTTTGCCGACATCATCAGTGAATCCTTATTTGCCACCGCCAAATATGCCGCCAACAATGGGTGGTATGTCGCCGGCTCCTATACCGTCAAATATGCTATCGTCACCACCGCAACCGATGAATATATCGCCGACATTATCACCGCATCCCAGCCCTAATAATAATACAGGTCAACCACCGCTCACAGGCGGCGTTTTGGACCCGCTATCACAAGCAATTGTATTTGTAAACACAAATCCGTATATTATTGGTTGTTTTATGTTGGTACTCAACTTGGGCGGTCGCTTTCTTTCCTTAGAACTTACGAAGAAGCAGGAGGAATTCTTGGCGGCACCATGGCTGCGCCCTGCGCTGTTTTTTACAGTTATCTTCATTGCGACTCGTAATTTAGCCGCCGCATTCTGGGTCAGCTTACTTTTCTTTTCTATTATTTGGGTCGTTGCAAATGAACATAGCCCATATTGCTTGATTCCATCGTGGTGTGGACATGATATTGAAAAGGGAACAAGCACATATGAACAAAACGCAAAGAAGTTTTTTTCACTGAAAAAGGCGGAAATTCCTGAAAAGCCTATTGTATCAGCGGATCCTAAGTTGCCAGAGGAAGAGTAACAATTCAACAGTTTCAATGTTATTGAATAAATTGAATTATACATTAAGTGTGAGCTCGTTGCCCGTTGGCTGTGTTGACGTTGTCTTACGCGAGCGGCGGTTTAATCCATTACGACGCATTGTTTCCGTGGTGTAACCGCTGCCAACAGAGGCAATATCCTCGCTATCTATGCCAATGCCACCACGTGGGGGATTGGGTAGGGACTGACCGCCCTCATTGAGCTGACGAAGGATGTCGTCAACACCGGTGGGACCGCGCATTTCGCGACGCGCCGTATGCGCCTGCGGCGGACCGGCGGTCGGCATAGCGGGCATTGCGGCGCCGAGTCCTGACATCATATTACCCATCATGCCCATAAAGCCATTGCTCTGTACTCCTTCAGGCTCCTCCATCTCTACAGGCGCCTCCTGACGCATCATAGGTGGCATCTGCGGTTGAGGCATCGGCGGCATGCCACCGCCTCCGTTGCCACTACCGCCGCTTCCGCCGCCTCCGCCGCCTCCGCCGCCTCCACCACCACCACCACCAGGGCGTCCTAGCGACATAAAGTTCGCAAAGCCAGGTCCAACCGACTCCTTTGCCGCCGCCTGGGCAAATTCACGCGCCAAATTTGGGTTGTTGCGGAGAATGTCGTCCATTCCAGGCATACGCGACTTGAACATCGTGTTTGTAACGTGGCACATACCGGCGGATAAGCCAAGAGACAAAATAAGGCGGACCTCAGGCGCCACCTTGCTCTTATCCTTGTACTTGTCGTACAGCTCCTCAAAAATCTCGTCGTAGTCCTCAATGTTCTCGTTCACCTGCTCGGACCAGCCGTCCAGGTGGAGACCTAGCGGGTCATAGCGGCTATTAAGGAACTCCATGCCGCTGGTTACGGTAGTAAGCATAGAGCGCTGGAAACGAACGGATGCTTCTAGACCCTTAGAATCCTTACGGCGCGCAACCTCGGAGTTAATCTCCTCCAGCGTATTGCTCATAGACATCTTAGTGCCACTGATACCCTTGCGGTCCATGCGCTCCAGAATCGTCAAACCCTCCGTCTTCTTGACCGCCTCCTGCTCAGGCGTCAGGTAGACAGCCGGCGTGGCAGACAGCTGCGGCTGCTGCTGCTGCTGTGCTGACTGCTCGCTACTACTGAACCAGCTGCGGAAACCACCACCGGCTGCCGGCGCTGGCGCTGGCGCTGACGCTGGTGCCGCCGCTGCCGGCGCACCGCCACCAAGAATGGGAATGCTAGAAAACCAGGACTTTGCGGCAGGCGCAGCAGTTGTGGTCGTTGATGTGGTGGTCGGTATAGATGAAGGAAGCGCCGAAACAGTGGGTGCAGTGGAAACAGAGGAGTTACCACCAAGCTTGAACGGCGCATCACCGCCAATTGTCTGTATGGGAGCAGAGGGAGCCGTATCGCGTAGAATGCGGATGCTGTCACTGCCACCCGATGGCTTCACATCGTAGGTTACATTTGTCTCTTCCAGACTTACAAACTCAATATCATCAACTGCCTTGAGTTCATTTGCCGGAGAGTTCGGTCGTCCGCTGCCCATGGAGCTCGCAATTTTGCGCTGATTGCCGAGCAAATTAAGGTCAAAATCGTTTTGGCTTGAAATATCCAGCGACCGACCCAGATCCTGGCTGGCAGAAATTTCGGGGAATGACCCACCGTCGGATATGCGGATCGTAGGACCGCTCATTGTTTCCTTCTTTTACCTCATGTGTCTTCGTTTTAGATTCCCAAACGCAAAATCGGCACAAGCAATAGAATGAGTCCTATCACACACTACATTATTATGTTTATCATATCAATGATGTCTGGAATGCTATCTACTATGAATATATGGGCAGTTGGATTCAGTGATATGCGCACTAGTTTGAACGACATATATATGACAACCCTGATGACCGGTTGGATGTTTTTGTTTATGGGTCTTGTGTACCAAGAAACAACTACATTTATATTTGGAACCATCTTGACCATAGCATCCATAGTATGTATCCGAATTCAATACGGCGTCACACAAGATGAATATATACGAGGTATGATTCCGCACCACTCAATGGCAATACATATGAGTAAACAGCTGTTAGAAAAACCGAATACTATAAATACCTTTTTGGAGAAAATTATCGCAACGCAAACCGAGGAGATTCAGTTTATGAAGCGACTCCAAACGCCGAAATAACAGTACAATTACTGCCGGTAAGCCATTAAAAACGCATCGGCTAAATCGGACTTTTTGGTGCGACCGGCAAAGTACTTAGCCCATACAGAAGCCTTTTCTCCACCCGCTGCCAATAACGCAGTCACATCGGCTTCGGCACCGTCTTTGCGCGCCTTATAAGCGGCACCCGCCGTTGCTCCACTAATATCCGTCACCCCTCGGGATTTGACACCGGCATGGACAAAGTCAATATTGCCGGTCCAAAAATACTCTGTTTCCAACCGATGCGCCAACAGTGTGTAGAGCATAATCTGTACCGATTTCATAGTGGGGTTGGTCATTGCCGGCTGATTCTCCAGCCGAATCAATTCAGCCCGTGCCATTGATGAAAGTACAGAGGTTAGCCATTTATTCATTGCCCGTCGTATCGTATCCAACCCAACCGACATGGTTTTCACCGGTTTCCACGGCACTAAATATTCTTTTTCAGCCCACAAAATAAGATCAGGTTTCTTCATCTTTTTTGCTTCTACACCACGACCAATGGCAAGCGCCTTCAGTTCCTTGGCGCCCATATCGCAGGGCAAACAGGGTAAGGACGGCTTTGAAGTCGCCGATTTCTTGACACGAACACCGCTAGCGCATGCCTTACACCATTTTGTCCCGTCCCCTGCATTGATCCACTTTGCGCCGCCGCCGCAACTATTGCACGACTTGGCGGTCTGGGCGGTTTCGCCGCCTTCAAGCAAATCTACGTTATCCCACGCAACCACAGACCATTCCCCAGAAAGTCCGTGCTCCATGACGCAATACGCCAGATTGCGGATACCCATATCAAATCCTACATAGATGGGCATTTCAATGTGTCTCTATTTAGAGTAGGATTTAGATAGTCTTCTAGAAGAAAATGTCTACGCCGTATTTTATTCTTACAAAACATTCGGATGATGATGTGGCAAAAGACGAAAATAATCAACTTGTATTTCTCAATTCAAAGGCGTCGTATATTCTTCCTGCCAATAATCTCCCTTACTATATTCAGCACGGACTCTTTGAAAAGGGTCTTATTCAGTGGTGTAAGCAGTTTTGTAAACAGGGTACAATTCTAGATATTGGCGCGCATACCGGAACTTATTCTATCGCGCTAGCAAGTCACGCCGCCAAGGTTCATAGTTTTGAGCCGCAGAAAATGACGTATTATGCGCTATGCGGCTCAATTGCCCTGTCTAACGCAAAAAACGTAACGGCACATAACGTAGCCCTAGGTGCCCCAGACCAGGTAGGTATCCAGACATTGAATATTCGTAGCAACGATGGTGGCGGTTCGTCTTTACAGACTTTTGCCGATCCGGTATTAGCCCAAGAGCAGGTAGAAGTACGAACTCTAGATTCTTATAATTTTCAAAATATTGGATTTATCAAGATGGACGTAGAAGATAATGAATTAAATGTTCTTAAAGGTGCCACCCAAACTATCAAACAAAATAATTATCCTACGATCCTTTTTGAATCCAACCATGAAAATAAACCACTATTTTCTTATATTATAAATGAACTTGGATATGGAAATATCATTCAAGTTAATGGTGTAAG